GTCTTCTCGTTAACTGGGGCGCGAAGCTCATGGAAGATACGGTTCTCCGCAAGCTCGATAAAATCAGGTATGACGTTGGTTAGGTCTTCCCGGTTAAGCCAATCGGCTACCGAGACCTTCAGGCCGTCGTAGGTTGATAGGCTCATAGTCTACCGCCTCGCGTTCTTAGATACGCATACTCCGGGCTGTTCAGGCGCTGCTTGATCTTCTTCTGATCCTCGTAGGTGGGGTTCATGACATTGATCCCCTCCTGCATCCACTGCACCACAACCACCATAGGTATAGATGCAACGCGCTCTGTTTCGCCGTACTTGGCGTGCTTGTCGATCTCGTTAGATCGGGCGATGTTGTCCGCGATGATTGGGGCTATATCCTGCGTGTGGGCAACATGCAGCTTGTCCTCCATCTCGTCGTGAACAATATGGGATTTCAATTCAGACATTCTTCCACCTCAAAAGAAAAGGGTGGCGACCCCCGAAGGGGCCGCCGTTGCTCAGGGGAGGGATGAGCAAACTTTACGCGGTCAGTGCGTCGATCTTGCCGCTTGCCTCGTCGTGCTCGCACACCAAGGTAAGCTCGGTCAGCATCTGACGCTTATCGCTGTCGCCGGTCTTAGCCAAAACAACAGTCTGCATGGGGCGCAGAACTGCGCGTGACCAATACTCGGTGTCGAGGATCAGAGACGTGTTGGCGTTGAGCAGACGGTTAGGCACAACATTCAGGGTTCCGAATGGCGTTACCAAGATGTCTACCGAGTTCACAACAGTCGTGCTGCTGCCGAAGTCTCGCTGGCGACCAGAGGCCGTAGCGAAGCCTGCAACCACTACAGAGTGCGAGGGTGTTACCTGCATCTGAGAGGCATCGCCGCCTTTTTCGTACACTTTTTGCGCCACGTCGAGGACGAGTGCTTCCGTGAGTGCTCGATTCGAGCCAGCGGTGTTGGTGGTGGCCGCGCTGATCTGGTTGGCAGCGGAGGTCAATTGACGTGCAGTGCTGCTGTTACCAGCGGTTCCTGCCTGTCCAGCGCCTACAAAGCTGTGCTCGATATCGCGCTTGATTTCCTTGCCAGCCTTAGCAATGGCATACGCCAGATCGCTTGTACGGCCATAGGTGCCTACCGCTTCGGCGGTGCCAGATACCTGCACGACCTTGTCGAAGATCTGCGTGTTAGCAGTCTTGACGGTCTGTGTGATGGTAGAGGCCGTGCCAGCGTCCGCGCCTTCCACGTTAGCGTTGGTCGCTACGGGGGCAAGAGAGTCTTGCAGCCACTGGTGCAAAGTTGCCCCAGCAGTAGAGGTGCCGATGCTGGTGAGCATGGGTGTGTCCGTAGGCGAAATATCGTAGATGATGTCTTCTACATCTTCACGCTTACCGACCTGATCGAAAGTTTTTAGAGTGCCGCTTACTGTTGGCATGTTATTGCATCCTGTTCAAGAGGGCTGCCGCTGCGTCATCAACAGTGCCGGACTTTCTCAATCGCTCCCGTGTCTTACGGGCGCTTTCGGACTGAACGGCCTTTGTCGAGTCGGCTTTGGAGCCAGACAAAGTTTTAGTAGGTGATGACTTCGCTTTTTTCTTAGCCGTCACCTGTTTTGCCTGATCAAACTGCATGGCCTTCCATAGCGCGGTAATCAATCGGTGATCGGAGACTTTATTGAACTCCTCGCCGGTGACACCTAAACCTTGAGCGTATTCCCCGATCTTGTAGTAAAGATCGTTATTCCAGTTAGGGATATTGGTCTTCAGGACAGTCAGACTTTCTTTTGCGGCCTCTTTCTGCGCCGCCTCGGCCTGTTGCTGTTGCTGAGTCTGGAACTGATCCGCCTGCGCCTTAATTAAGTTGTAGGTGGACTGCGCCTGCTCAAAGGCCGCCTTGGCCTGCTTATATTGTTCAGGGCTGTCTATCGCTGCCTTTTCCCAATCCACGTTCTGAAAACGCGAAAGGTCTGCGCCAGCGGCAGACATCAACGCATTCATGGTCGCCTCGGCTTGCTCGGATTGGGCCTCGAAGGCCTTCCGCTGCTCGGCTACCGCCTGCGTCTTCTTGGTGTAGTCGCTTTGTCTGAGGTATCCCAGCTTCAGCTCTTCGGCGCTTAGGCTCTCGCCATCGACCTCGAACGTCAGCTCTTCTGATTCCTCCGCCTCGGCTTCATCGGTTGGGTCTTCATCGACCTCCTCAACCTCTTCGGTTTCCTCTTCGGGCGCTTCCTCGAACTCTGCTTCCACTATGTCGGCCTCATCGGCCTCTTGATCGGATTGCTCCTCAACCTCTGGTTCGTCCAGATCGGACTCCAACAGCGTGGTCAATCTATCAATTGTGTCTTGTTCCGAAGAGTCTTGAGAGGGTTGCTCTGCCGGATCAATGTTTGCTTCCGCCATTCTACTCACCATCCTGTTGATTACGCAACTCTAAGTTGTTGATTAATGTAGCAAATTGCTGCACGAACATTTGGCCTGCCTTAAACATCGCGTAGAGCCTTTCGCGCTCCTCGGGTGCCTCGGGTGGCGTGGCTAAAATCTGGTCAACTATCCCCTGATTCATCGTCTGGAACGCCTCGTTGAAAACCGCCGAGTTCAGCATCGCGCTCGCGGCGTCTGCCTTACCTTGCAGCTCATGCAATTCCATCGTCTCTAGATCGCTCATTTCAAAAAGTCCTCTTCAGGTTGCTTTGGTTTTTTGGGTTTTTCGGGTTTTTCACTTCCCACACTTTTCTCAGCCACAGGGGCAGCCGCCTGCGCCCTGTATGCCTCGAATTCCTTAAAGACCTGCTTGATGTCGGGCTTAGGTTTCTTTTTCTCCTTCGCCCGGTTAAGCAGTTCATCGAACCTTGATAGATCAGCCAATGCTTACGTTCCTCTTCTGCTCTCGTTCTATTTCCAGCTCCGCTTGATCGCGCTCGATGTCGTGCAGGTGCTTCTCAGTGTCCAGCATCAGGCGAGCCTCTTTCTCTTCCTCAGTGAACTCCTGCTTCTCAAGCTCCAGCATCACGCGGTTCTGCTCCTTCACAACATCCAGTTCTAGCTGGCCTTCCAACACGGACACCTGCCGGGCGGTCATGCCCGCGTTGAACTTCTCCATCTCTTCCTGACGCGCCTGCATTTCCTGCTGCATCTGCTGCTGTTGCTGCTGCATCTGCTGGAACTCTGGGCTGTTCGGATCTTGCAGGAACGATGCACCGTCCTTGATGTTCAGCAGCTCGAATGCCCGGGACAGCAGGGCGTGGCGCTGCTGCTGGCCGTAGAGGCCGCCAACAGTCGGGTCGGCTGGGTTGGACGTGAACTGTGTGTCCAGAGTCAGCAGCTTCTGGGCCTCTGCCTGCTGCTCCTCCGGGGTCAAGGCAACGGCCACCGTCATCTCGGTGCGGTCACCAAGCGCGGAGGGCGTCACGGGCTGGAAGGCACCGTCGAGCTGTAGCATCACGGTCTCGTTCTCGTACTCCACGCCCAGCCGGTATAAGTCCTGCATCAACGGCTTCAGGAAGTTCTCAGCAAAGTTCCGGCACATGACCATGATCCGCCGGTTGCTGGCGTTCATGAAGGTGTTGATCAGGTCGCTAGAGTTCTGCTTGCTGATCGCCGTCGAGTCCATGCCGCGAGACATCCGGCTCGATCCAGAGCGTTGCTCCTTTTCCTGCTCGAAGTTCTCAATCGCCGTATAGACGTTGCCGTTGAGCTGCGGGGTTGGCAGGGGTCGTACCACTGACTCCGGGTTGGGTGACATCACATCAACCACCGCACCGACACGGTTGTCGAGCAGATCTCGTGGGTTTTTGACCAGAGACAGGTTCGCAACCCAGCGGCTGGTGGTGGTCAGCATCAGGTGATCGACCACGCCACGCTTCAGGCTCGACATAGTCTTCTGAAGATCACAGAGCTGGTCGGCCAATGACATGCCATAGAAGCGATGAGGCAACGGGAAGGGTGTGAAGGTGCGGAACGGCATCTCGGCCACCATCTCGACGTCCAGCATCACATGGCGGCTGTGAATGCACTTATAGTATACGCACTCGTTGATCTCGGGATCGTGGCGCTTGATGTAGCTCTCGTACAGCGTCACATACTCCCTGTCCCGGGCGTCATCCAAGCCGAAGCGGTCATGGCGGAAGCTATCGACGGAGTCCCGGCCAATCGAGCCGTCCTCCTTCAGCATGTCCTCCTCGTCGAGCTTGGCGACCACATCGGGGTCAAAGCCCTCAGACAGCAGCTCACCCCGGGTACGCGCCATGCGGTGCGAGCAGAAGTCAGAGTCCTGAACGGTCTTGGCGCGTGGGTTGATTAGGAAGTCCTCAGGCTCCACGGTCTCGACGCAGACCTTCGATGTGTCGAAGCGGCGGCGGGTGGTGCCAGAGATCGCAACCTGCGAGTAGGCGGTGCCGGTCTGCTCGTCCACGACCTCGATAGACTCCTCCATCATCTCAATCAGCTCCACGTCCGGCGCTGACATCATGACGTTGAACTCGTTCTCGCTGAACTGCTCGAACTCCTCGGACTCGTAGCGGTAGTCTGCCTTCCAATACCTCTTAACCACCCCGGTCTTGGCAACCAGCGCGTCGTGGATAACGTCCGCGAGGATCTTGTAGCCGTTGTTCTGGCGGTAAAAGTTGTAGTTAGTCCACGCCGTAGCCAGCCGGGCGGTGTTTACATCGTCGGGTGACTGCGGATCGAACCGGCAGATGTTCCTGTCGGCGCTGAAGGTCTCCAGCATCATCGCCTTTACGGCCTCAACGGCGTCGAACACGTCCCGGGACACATGCTGCGAGCGGCCACGGGTCTCGTTGCCCATGGGTTCGCCGTAATAATATCTGTGGCCCTTGTCGCGCTGGTCGCCTACCTCGCTGTTGGCGTAGGTGTCGGCTGCGTCGATGTTTCGCTCCAGTGTCGAGAGCAGCTCCTGCTCGTCAATAGTCATATTCATGGCTCAGGTATCCTTCTTTTGTACCAAGTTGCTGCTGCTCTGCGTTGTTTTGACCAAATCTGGTCACCGATATGGCCGCGTAGCGCGTTGCGTCCATCAAATCGTCGAATTCCTTGTGAATCTTCCCCTTCTTGCGGTGATAGCGCCGGAACTCCTCGAACCACGGGGATAGGTTGCTGAAAACCTGCAACCTGCCGGTGCGGAAGCGCTCCAGCATCTCCATCAGTCCCGGCTCCACATAGTTGGTGCCGTCTGGGTTGGTGAACTTGCCGATCATCAGCACACCGGCCTCCAGATACATCTCGGCCAGTGTCTTGCCAGACCCTTTCTCGGTGGAGTCGCCGTCGTGGGGGTAGATCATCGGGATGGTTTTCCCTCGTGACTTGACTGCCGAGGCGTGTACCGCCGGGATCTCGCCCTCTTTCTTATAGATGTCGTAGACGTAGATGCAGTCGTTGTCCGGGTTGTAGGCCGTCCAGACCACGCAGGTGGGGTGGGTAATACCAAAGTCGATGGCGGCCAGCTTCTTGTAGTGGGCCGGTATCTCGAAGGGATCGCACTTAACGACCTCCTCGGATAGCGCGAATACCATGCCCTCGCCAAGCACCGGGATGCCCTTGGAGCGCATATCCCTCTGATATTCTGGGATCGCAGCCAGCAGCTGATCCTTGGTCTCTTTGTTCAGGTGCTTGGCATCGTCCCACGTCGCGTTTGCGAGGTGCTGCCCCTGCTGCCGGTTGTCCATGAACTGGGCAACCAACTCAGTGACACCGTTTTCAGGCGTGAATGTCATCGTGACGTATCCGCCCTCACCACCGTTGCCGGTGGCGGTTCTGGTAAGGCACTGGGGATAGATCGTGGGGTCTACCGGCTCCTCGTCAATCCAGATGAAGTCCTGAGATGACCCCATCAGGACGTGCTGGCCCTGTGTATAGGACTTGAACGACACCAGTGAGGTATTGCCGGTGGCGTGACGTACCGCAACATCACGCGGGAGGCGTGGCGTGCCCATGGCCGGTGTGACCTGATAGATCTGGTCTTGCCGAATCAGGCCGTTGCCGTCGAATTTGCCGTCACCTAGATATGTGCCAAACAGCTCCTTCACCACAACATCGCGGAGCTGCTCTCCTGACACCCCTAGGCACCATATTGAGGTTGGTTTTTTGAAGCGGATTCCATTCCACCAGTCTGGGTAATTTCCAGTTAGGTGATACGCCACCTCTACCGCCATCGATGCGGTCTTGCCTACTCGGTTTGCCGCCATCAGCAGTCGCTGCTTGTTCAAGTTCCCGGCCTTGTAGAACTTTTTCTGCCACGGGTAGGGCTTGAAGTGGTCTAGTCGGTGGGTGCGCTTGTGCTCTTTCACGACAGCGATGGCCTTGGCTATCTCCGCCGCTTTTTCCTGCTGCTCTTCTGTGAGTTCAGGAGTCCCTTTTTTGCGAACCGCTTTTTTTGAAGTGCTTACTGCCACAAAACGCCCTCAACGTGTACCTCGATATACCCCCCGTAGCCGCCCCGTGGCGGAGTCCCGGTTTTGCGAAGCCGGTCTGACCCGGATCGCCCCCCAGAACCTTGACGGCATCGAGATTCGTAAGTCATTGATTTAATTGAGGTTTTTCCCAGGCCCGAGGCGCGGTACAGTAGTGACTGTACCAAGGTGGCCGTCAGCCCCCGTCCTACCTAGGCGATGGGTTATACCTGA